GATGAGAAAATAACTATGGCTTTACCACCTAGAATAGCAAGTGACTTTGACACACGTAGAAGCGTACCTGCTGGCATGTTGACTGGAGCACCTCCTGTTGGGTTTGTTAAGCCTACGGTACCTATAATTCCTACGCAGCCTGTAGTAAGTCAACCACGTATGACTACAATGCCAGTAGCAGAGAAGTTTACTCAGCCTACACCTGTGTTCACTCCAGCACCTATGGTTACACCAACATCTGTGGTCACTCCAGCACCTGTGGTCACAACTAGAACTACAGACAGTTTGTTTGGTGACTTTGTAAAACCAGCTGCTGTTGCTCCTACGTTAGCTCCTGTTACAACACAACCTGATGCTCTTAAAAGCTATACAGATTTTCTTGGCCAACAAGAATTACAAGGGCGTGCTTTAGGTTTAGGAGCTATAGAGTCTGGTGATTTTAGTGGTTTAGCTGGTGCAGACATTAATAAACTTAGTCAAGATCCTCGCAACGTTACGGAAGTTTTTGACAAAGCAATAGACGAAAATGTTTTAGGGTATATTGCTGAAAATGAAATACCTCCCTTTAAAGAAATCAACGGTCAGAAAGTTTATTTAAACACTGGCAGAGATACAGCACAGACAGCACTTGGTGGTGGTTTAGCGGCTGAAGAAGGTGCTAAAGCTGGTAAGTATGTAGGTTTAGGGCCAGTTGGTGAATACAATGTTATTTGGCAGGAAGAGCCAACAGGCACAGAAGCTGTGCTTAACGATCCAATTATTAACGTAGCTGCTTCTTTTATTCCCGGAGGTACTCTTGCATTGACAGCTGCTAAGGGAGCTACAGGTCAAACATTAGACACAGGTGACTGGCTTACGCTAGGCATGGGTGGTTTGGAAATGGCAGGTGTTATTACTCCTCCTTCGACACCCGCTAATGGTATAGGGCCGGTAGATCAAGGTGTTGGCTTGTTTGGTACTACCTACAATCAAACTAAAGATATTCTTGAGACAGCTACCGCGCTTGGCGAAGGAAATGCTGCTGGTGCTTTGATTAAAGGTTTTGATTTAGCAACTCCTGCACTTGAAGCAATAGGTTTAGGGCCAGATATTTTTGATAACTCAGTAGTAGACTACGATGCTTTTAAAGAAGGTATTGAAGAATCTGCCTCTGCTCTTGCTAACGGTGAAAGTTTAGATGATGCTTTAAAAGCAGGCGTTATAGACTATGTTAGAGAAGACGATAATATTGATATTGGCGGTGTTAAAGAAATTGTTAAAGAAATTGGCAGAGAGATTGACGATAACTTTTTTCAACCTATTCTCAACGCTCTACCTGAAACAGAAGGTGACTTACTAGATGGCTTAAAGCAGTTTGGAAGCGCTTTTGATGATGAGGTCTTACAAGAAATTAAACAAGGCGTTACAGACTTTGCTCCTAAAGTAGAAGATTTTGTACGTACAGTTGGTAGTGGCACTGAAGATGTAGTTAGAGCTGTTGGTAGTGGCACTGAAGATGTAGTTAGAGCTGTTGGTAGTGGTCTTGAAGATGTTATCCGTCCTATTGGTTCACAAATAGAAGACATTGCTAAAGCTACCGGTAGCACAGTTGGCGATGTTCTTGAAGGCGTTGCGGACTTGACTGGAGACTTGGGTTCTACTATTGAAGATGCTATACGCGCCGGTGGTAGTAACTTAGAAGACTTTATACGCCCGATTGGTTCAACCATTGAAGACATTGCAAGAGTAACAGGCAGCACAACTGAAGATGTACTTAAAGGTGTTGCTGGAGTAGGCGGTGAAATTATTGGTGAGATTGGTGAGGTAGGTCAGGACGTTATAGATGCTCTTGGCCCTATTGGCTCACAAATAGAAGATATTGCACGAGCTACAGGATCAACAGTTGAAGATGTAATAAAAGGTGTTGCTGGTTTAACTGGAGACTTGGGCGCTGGTATTGAAGATGTAGTGAGAGCTACAGGAAGCGGTCTTGAAGACGCTATTAGAGCTACTGGAAGCGAATTAGAAGACTTTATCCGTCCCATTGGATCTCAGATAGAAGACATTGCTAAAGCCACTGGCAGTACAGTTGGTGATGTTCTTGAAGGTGTTGCTGATCTAACAGGAGATTTAGGTTCTAGTTTAGAAGATGCTATTAGAGAAGGTGGCAGCGCGTTAGAAGATTTCATTCGACCTATTGGCTCAACCATTGAAGACATTGCTCGTGTTACTGGTTCTACAACTGAAGATGTGTTGAAAGGTGTAGCTGCTTCTGGCAAAGAAGTTATTGGTGAGATTGGCGAAGTAGGCGAAGACATTTTGGATGCTCTTGGCCCACTAGGATCTACACTCGAAGACTTTGCACGAGCTACAGGATCAACATTAGAAGATGTGTTAAGAGACGTTGGTGGTTTAGGCGAAGACATCTTAGGTGGTGTAGCAGAGCTTGGTGGTGAACTTGCAGGAGCTATCAGAGAATCCGGCAGTAGCCTTGAAGATTTTGTAAGAACTACTGGCAGTTCACTAGAAGATCTTGTTAAAGAATCAGGCAGTTCTCTTGAAGATATTGTAAGAGGCACAGGAAGCACCCTAGAAGACGTTGTGAGAGCTTCTGGCAGCACCTTAGAGGATGTGGTAAGAGTTTCAGGAAGTGGCTTAGAAGACGTTGTACGAGCTACAGGAAGTACAATGGAAGATTTGTTGAGAGCTACTGGAAGCACTATTGAGGACGGTATTCGAGTCTTAGGTAGTGGCTTTGAAGATTTACTTAAAGCAACAGGCAGTAATTTAGAAGACTTACTCAAAGCAGGCTTTGGAGGTTTATCAGCTCAACAGTCTCAAGAAGCACAAGCAGCTCGTAATTTACAACTAGCAACAAGAACCACAGACAGCTTATTCAAAGACTTTAAAGGTTTTGAAACTGAAATTGGATCAACACAAGAACTTGTACAACTACTACCAAGACAATAAAGGAACATCGCATGACATATCTACAATTAGTAAACAGTGTATTACGTAGATTAAGAGAAGACGAAGTAGCAACTGTAGATCAAAACAGCTATTCACGCTTGGTAGGAGAGCTTGTTAACGAAGCTAAAGAAACTGTAGAGAATAGCTGGGACTGGACAGGCTTACGCACCACTGTTGTTGTTCCAACCGTTAAATCTACTTATCTTTACACTATTGTTGATTCTCAAAATAAAATCAAAGTGTTAAATGTTGTAAACGATACTGGCAATGTTTTTATGTCAAGACGCGGAAGTAGTTGGATGCGTAACTTGTTCTTAAATCAAGAGCCTCCAGAAAGTTCACCACAGTACTTTAACCTTAAAACACTAGATGCTAACGGCGATAATGTTTTTGAAGTATATCCTATTCCAGATGGTGTGTACGACTTAAACTTCAGCATTGTAAAAAGAGAAGGTTATTTTACTGAAGATACTGACAAGTTAAAAGTACCTACACAACCTGTTCTATTACTGGCTACAGCATTAGCCGCTAGAGAGCGTGGAGAGACGGGCGGTACTTCAGCGGCGGAACAGTTTGGACTAGCTGACAGGTCTATTGCAGATGCTATTGCGTATGACGCTGCTCAACATCCTGACGAGACTATTTGGACGACTGTATAATGGCTCAAGAATTAAGAAACATAACAATCTCAGCACCGGGTTTCTTGGGGATAAACACTCAAGATTCTCCTATTGGTCTTAATCCAGCTTATGCCTCTGTCGCTGATAATTGTGTTATTGATCAGTTAGGTCGTGTAGGTGCTCGGAAAGGTTACGAACTACTTACAACTAACGGCCCTGCTGTACTAGGTACCAGTGATGGTATCTGCTGTATATTAGAGTTTATCAGCAGAGCAAATGTTACTACTGTATTCTCAGCAGGTAACAACAAGATATTTACAGGTATTACTACATTAGTTGAAGTAACGTTGCCTGTAGGCTACATTATTACTGAAAATGACTGGAAGATGATTTCTTTCAACAACAATGTTTACTTTTTCCAAGTGGGACATGCACCACTAATTAGCACAGCAGGTTCTACTACACTAACAGAATTAACTTCTTCAGGTTCAAATGTACCGCCAGCAGCTGCGGAAGCTATCGCTGGTTTTGGTAGACTATGGGCTGCTGATACAGCTACCAATAAATACACAGTGTATTGGAGTTCGTTACTTGACGGCGCAGATTGGCATGGTGGTTCAGCGGGATCTATTGATTTAACAACTGTGTGGCCTAATGGTTACGATGAAGTAGTAGCCATGTCTGAACATAACGGATTTCTGTTGGTGTTTGGTAAGAAAAATATTCTTGTGTTTTCAGGAGCAGAAAGCCCTAATGCTTCCTTGACTTTAGAAGACACAATTGAAGGTACAGGTTGTATTGCAAGAGATTCAATACAGTCTACAGGTACAGATTTAATCTTTTTATCGACTCGTGGCTTAATGTCTTTACAAAGAATTATTCAAGAAAAGTCACTTCCTCTTAACGATATAAGCAGTAATATTAGAACTGATTTGCTAGCTTCTTTAACACAGGAAATACAGGCCAACGGACATAGAAAAGCAATCAAAGGAGTTTACAGTCCTGTAGATGCTTTTTATCTATTAGCTTTCCCAGAAAGCCAAGTTGTGTATTGTTTTGATGTAAGAGCACCATTAGAGAATGGCTCGTTTCGTGTGACTACTTGGTCAGCAGTAAACCCCAGAGGCTTTAGTGTTTTTGCTGACGATTCTTTATACATGGGAAGAGTTAATGGTATTGTTAAATATGACGGATACCTTGACAACGAAGTACAATATCAAATGCGTTACTTCAGTAACCCAACAGACTTTGACACTGCTGCTAATTTAAAGTTTTTGAAGAAGTTTAACTTAACAATTATTGGTGGTCAAAGCACACAGACTACACTGAACTGGGGTTATGATTATACTTCTTCTTTTCAGAAACAAGAATTTACTTTTGGTTCTAGCAGCATCGCAGAATACGGTGTCACCGAGTACAACACAGATGGTGAGTATTCTGCATCTATTATCATCCAAACACCGAAGGTAAACAGCACAGGTAACGGTTCTGTGGTAACTGTGGGTATTGAGGCACAGATCAATAACGCTTCTTTTTCTATACAAAAAAT